GACCGGTTTTGGTACATGCATTAGCAACGTGTGTATCATTAAATTCATTTGCTGCGAACGGACACACTTTTGCCTTGGAAGGCACCCCAAACCCCCTGCAACAATTGCACCCCAACAACACTTACTTCTATACGCTGCCACAAGCAACTGCAGAATGTGAGCCATGTCAGTACTCTGACTTTATGGAAGGTATCGTCTACACGAAACTCGCCTTCTTTCCATTTTTGGCTTCCATTTTCACGATGCAAATTGCACGTACTTTTCGTCTTGATCTAACCCGAATGAAGTCACATCATGTGTTCTTAATGACGTGGATAATCATGCTCGAAGGTCCCTTGCCCTGGATTGGTTTCCTCTTTTGTGAGTATTTCTTTAAGTTCTTACATTGGGCATACGGCGACTTCGTCCTTGAACTGTGCACTGACATATACACATTGTTAGGTATGATTTTCGGATCAAAGAAGAAGAGGAAAAAGTCAAAGAAGAAAAAAGTGCCTCTTCAGAAACCCAAATATAAAATTGAACCGGACACTTCATGGCGACACAGGAATTATGAGTGGAAAACTCATCCTGAGGAGCTCACATATATGTATCAGCATTTTCAAGATATGGTTGTGAGCAATCGCGTTGCTACAGGTCCTGGATCAAATATTGGAACCGACAAACTCTACTCCGCTCAGAGCGGATATGAGCCCACCCTGCCCTGGCAACTGTTCTTTTACAAGCACATTGATGCTCTTGAGATCAGTCGCCGTCTCCTTGTCTCTTGGATCATTGGATATATCTCAGTTCTTTTGACTAACATGTCCGATGCATTCTATGCCCTTTTGCCCTTCATTGTTTTTTCTCCCCCAATCATATACATGTGCTTCATTGTTGTTGCATGTGTGCGATACATCCCAAAATTCAGGTTCTACTACAATCTCTATCACCGTTCAAAGAGATATTACATGCAATCAGGAATCGAAGATAAAGACTACAGGAGAGAACGTTATCAACAGAGATCCCGTGGTCTCATGAAACATGA